AGACTTTAGGTGCTCGCACGTCTCGTATGTCAATTACAGATCCAGCTCTACAAACTCTTCCTAAGGGAGATGACACTGTTCGCACAGCGTTTATTCCTAGAGAAGAAGGAAATGTAATTATTACTTCCGACTTGGATCAGGTTGAGTTCCGTATGTTTGCATCTCTATCTGAAGATGAAAACCTTATATCGCTATTCCACAAGGCAGATGCAACTGGATCGGATCCATTTACCGAAATTGGTCGTCAGGTTTATCAAGAACCAGATATGCAAAAGTCTGATAAACGTCGTAACCTAATCAAGGGTGTTGTCTACGGACGACTTTATGGCGCAGGTGTAGCAAAGCAAGCGCTAACTGCTGGAGTACCAGAGGCTCAGATGCGTTCTGTATCTGACTCTTTTGATGCTAATTATCCAGGAATGGCTGTATTTCAAAGGCAGATCGATCATATTGGGCAAACTCGTTTGCGTAATGAAGGTCAAGGTTATGTGCATACTTGGACTGGTCGTCGTATTCCTTGCGATGAAGATCGCACATATACTCTTGTTAATTATTTAATTCAAGGTGGAGCTGCTGAGGTATTTAAATCAAATCTTGTAAAGCTTGACCAAGCGGATCTGACCGACTACCTTATTGTTCCAGTACACGATGAAATTGTTCTTGAAGCTCCACGCAAAGATGCTGAAGAGATTAAACAGCTGGTTCGTCAATGTATGACAACTACCGAAGGTTGGGCAGTACCCCTAACTGCTGATGTTGACGGTCCTCTAGAGAATTGGGGTCAGAAGTACCGATGAAATATGTTCTTTCTATTGATCCAGGCAAAGCAAGTGGAGTAGCTTTATTGTCTTGGGACGGCACGGATGAAAATCCAAATATTTTGTTATCAAAAGAAGTACAACCAGAAGAGTTTGCTATTCCAGTAGAGACACTACTTAACTCTTATAGAAACGAAGACTCGCTTTCAGTAGTGTGTGAAAGGTTTACTATCAATGCCCAAACTGTTCGTAACTCTCAGGCTCCCTACAGCCTTGAGCAGATTGGCGTTCTTAAACATCTATGTCGTACAAACATGTATGACCCAGAACGCATAATCTTTCAGTCCCCGGCAGATGCTAAGGCCATGTTCCCAAACGAGGCTCTAAAGAAGGTAGGGGCTTGGCATGTAGGGGGAGAAGGGCACGCAAATGACGCAATCCGACACGCCTTATTGAGATTGGTTAAAACTGGCTGGAAGCCAAGAGTTCTGCTAGACTAATATGCGGTAAGATAAACTTCTTTAAAAAAGTTTTACAACCGCATATGACATAATGACAGGGAAAAGAGGATAAGTTGTCCGTAATAGCCGAAGTAGATGCCGATAAAAAGCATATCCTTCTAACTACCGACTGGCGCTTTAAAGAGCTCTGTAAGAGCCTTCCAGGAGCCTCCTGGAGCCCTAAGGATCAGGTTTGGAGAGCTCCCCTTAGTTGGACAACCTGTCTTGCTCTACGCTCTACATTTCGTGATGGATTGACTATTGGACCCAACCTCAATGAGTGGGCTACAAATGAATTAAACACCCGTATTGGCCCATCAAATGCCCTCAGAGAGCTTGAGAGCGCAGATGGAGACGAAGACCTATTCCCGCATCAAAGAGCAGGAGTTCAGTTCCTTAAAACGGCTCGTAGGGCTTTGCTCGCTGATGAGCCTGGACTGGGAAAAACAGCACAAGCCATTCGTGCTCTTAAGGCTATCCAAGACTCTGGAGAAGAAGTCTTCCCAGCCTTAATTGTCTGCCCTAACACTTTAAAGAAGAACTGGGCTCGTGAGTTTGCAAGATGGTGGCCAGGAGTTAAGACTCAGGTTATTAAGGGAACAGCCAGTCAGCGTAAGAAGCAATTCGAGTCTGGTGCTGATGTTTATATTATTAATTGGGAGTCGCTACGCTCTCATTCACGTCTTTCTGGTTATGGATCCATTGCTTTAGTTCACTGCAAGGCTTGTGGTGGTCTCAATGAATCTGTTACAGAGACACGTTGCGAAGTTCATCCTAGAGAACTTAACAAGATTGATTTTAAAGCTGTAGTTGCAGACGAGATTCACAGATCTAAAGATCCAAAATCAAAGCAGAGCCGTGCTCTTTGGTCTGCCACTGGAGATGCAGATATTCGTTTTGCACTCACTGGTACCCCAATTGCTAACAATGTTGTTGATCTTTGGGCAATACTTCACTGGCTGTCTCCAAAAGACTGGCCAAGCAAAACAAAGTGGATTGATCGAATGATCGACATCATGCTCAATGCATTTGGTGGAATGATGGTTATTGGTGTCAAACCAATGATGCAAGATGAATTTTATAAATCTGTAAACCCTGTTATGCGTCGTATGCTTAAAAAAGTTGTACTTCCACATCTACCTCCAGTATTAAATGAACGTAGAGATGTTGAGATGTCACCTAAGCAGAAGAAAGCTTATGAACAGATGCGTGACACGATGATTGCTGAACTTGAGTCTGGAGATGCTCTTACAGCTCCAAGCATTCTGACTCAGACAACTCGACTACTTCAGTTTGCAAGTTCTTATGCAGATATGGTTGTTGATGAATCTACTGGTGAGATGAAAGCCATTTTGTCAGAGCCATCCTGTAAGGTCGATGCTCTTATGGATGATATTAGTAATGGCGATTTTGGCGATGACTCTGTTGCTGTCTGTGCAGTCTCTAGACAGCTTATTGAACTTCTAAGTGCTGCAATGACTAAAGCAAAAATTCCTCATGGGCTTATTACTGGTGCTCAAAATGAAGATGAGCGTCAAAAGGCAGTAGATGATTTCCAAGAAGGTCGCATCAAATGGATTCTTTTTACTGCACAGGCTGGTGGTGTAGGAATTACCTTGACTACAGCCCGTCGCTTAGTTATGCTTCAAAGGCCGTGGTCACTAGTTGATCACAAGCAAGCTTTAGATCGTGTACACCGTATTGGAAGCGAGATCCACGATTCGATTTTAATTATGGACTATGTAACTGAAGGGACTCTTGAAGAACGAGTTCTTCAGGTTTTAGAAACAAAGTCTGACAACTTCGAACAAATTGTTCGAGATAAAGATCAACTGATGAAGTTGCTTAAAGACGATAAGGCAGGGTTACTATGAGCGATGTTATAAGACTTTCTAACTCAGAACTCCAAACATTTAAAGATTGTAGACGTAAGTGGTGGCTTACCTACTACCGACGTTTGCAACCTAAATATAAAGACATGACTGGAGCTCTTGCATTCGGTAGCCGTATTCACGCAGCGTTAGATGCTCACTATGCAGAAGGTCGTCCTCTTATTACTGCTCACGCAGAACTAGTTGAGGCAGATCGTCAGTTACTACTTGCAGATTTTCAAGATACTCATCAGCTTGAACAAGAAGCTGAAATGGGTCGCATCATGCTCGAAGGTTATGAGCAGTGGGTGGAAGAAAATGGAATTGATGCTGAACTAGAAGTTATCTCTACAGAAGAGCAGATTATTGCTCCACTGTTTAATGGTGAAGTAGAACTTCAAGGAAAGCTTGATATGCGTGTTCGTCGCAAGGCTGACGGAGTCCGTATGTTCCGTGACTTTAAAACTGTTGGTGGTTCTCTTAGCGACTTTGCAAACCTTGCTCCTATGAACGAGCAGGTTCTAACCTACATGCTTCTTGAATCTACAAAGAAAGATGAAGCAGAGCGCTCAGAAGGTGGCATTTTTACAATGCTAAAGAAAGTAAAGCGCACAGCAAATGCTCGTCCTCCTTTCTACGATCAAATTGAAGTTCGACATAACATCTTTACAATGCGTTCTTTTTGGAATCGCATTCACGGAACTATTGCTGATTTGATGAATGTAAGGAAAGCTCTTGACACGGGAGCAGAACCATCATATGTTGCATACCCACGACCAACTCGTGATTGCAAATGGAAGTGTCAATTTTTCGCTATATGCCCGATGTTCGACGACGGAAGCGCTGCCGAGCAAGCACTTAGCGATTCATATGAGGTCGCAGACCCATATGCGTACTACGAATCAACCGAGAAAAAAGGAAGCGAGTGACGATGAGCGAAATTCAACGCTCTCTTACTGTAATGGTGTACGGAGAGAGCAAGGTTGGTAAATCAAGTCTTGCTGTCACCGCACCTTACCCACGACTCATGCTTGACGTTGAAGGCGGTCACAGGTTTTTGCCTATCGTCGTTAAGTATTGGGATCCACTGCGTGAGGAACCACCTCTAGCAGATGGGACATGGGACACTGTTGTAGTTACAGTTCGTGATTACGACACTGTTCTAAAAACATACCAATGGCTTCAACTTGGAAAGCATCATTTCAAGAGTCTGATTATTGACTCTGTATCTGAGCTTCAAGTGAAGTGCTTGGAGAACATTGCTGGTGTTAATCAAATGACACAGCAGCAATGGGGAGAGTTGCTACGTCACATGGGCGGTCTCTTACGAGATCTTCGTGACCTAACAATGCATCCAACCAATCCGTTAGAAGCGGTAGTCCTAACTGCAATGGCTCGTATTGATAAGGATGGTCGTTATCGTCCATACTTACAAGGACAGCTAGCAATTCAGGCTCCATACTTCTACGACATTCTGGGAGCAATTACCGTTGAAGAACGGATGAATCCAGATCCAACTCAACCTCCATACAAAGTTCGTCGTATGTATGTTGAGCGCACTAATTCATACGAAGCTGGCGAGCGTGTCCAAGGACGCCTCGGTAAAGTCGTAGAACAACAAGACATGTCAATTGAGCGAATGCTCGACATTGTTTTTGGACCAAAACAAGCAGCGGCAGCTGAAACAACTACAAAGGAAGAAGGCACTCAGTGAGTTCACGCAATTGGGCAGACCTCATTAAAGACGCTGGTGATTCGGGTAATTACGAACCGCTACCAGACGGCGATTACGATCTCGTAGTCGTTGAAGCCACTGCGACAACATCGCAATCTGGCAAAACCATGTTCAAAGTAAAGGCGCAGGTTGAGGGCGGAGCTCACAACAAGCGTCTTGTATGGGACAACTTAGTTGTCTCACCAGATTCTCCAGCAGCGCTGGGAATCCTATTCAAGAAGTTCCATGCCATGGGAATTGGTCGTGGATACTTCGATAACAACCCAACCAATGCTCAAATTGAGCAAGCACTTATGGGTCGTCGATTCCGTGCACAGATTGGTAGCCGTCTATATAACGGCGCTAAGAAGAACGAAATCAAGAATTACTACCCAAGCGCACAGACAGTTGCTGCAATGAATGGCGAGACAGCCGCTCCTGCTCCTACAACTGCTGCTGCACCTGCTCCAGCTCCTGCACCAGCGCCAGCACCTGCTGCCGCTCCTGCTCCTGCTGCAGCTCCAGCATCACCGTTCTAAAGCTGGTTTTGCTAGGTTGCTACCCAACGATTTTTGTTGGGTAGCAATTTAGTAATCCAAGAGAGAGAAGAAATGAAAATACTAGTTACTGGATGCACAGCATCTCAGTCGTCCCATAACGCAATAAGTCGTTATCCGACCTTTACTGGTCTTATTCATGATGCTTTTGTTGAATTAGGGCATGAAGTTTTTCTTACAAAGCCACATCTGTCGTACTCAAAAGAGTTTTTAGATCGTTTTGATTTAATATTTGTCGGTCTAGCTTCTCCATCAAATCTATCTGCTCACTACTCATACGGAGCTTTTGCTTTGGCTAATAAGGCAAGAGAGCTTGGAAAGCTTCGTTTAATTGTTGATATGCCAGAGCCACAGAAGATTAGAACAACTATTAGGGACTTTAATACGGGAACAGATAGTTTTTATAAAGATTTTTACTCTAAAAGAATTCAGTTTAGCGAAGCTTCTATCCCAGAAAATAAAAAACAGATTTTAAGTTTTGTGGACTATTTACACAATGAAAAATGGGAGCAGACATTTGTCCCTAGTATGCCTTGGTTCTCAAAAAACATTATTACAAAAAATATTCCAAATTTAGATGAAGACAGTGTCGTATCTTTATGCTACGACAGAGTTCTTATAGATCAAGCTGAAGATAGGTTTTCTGAATCTAAAAAGACATATTGGTGTGCCGATAATTACAAGTCTGCATGGACAAAGAAAGTGTCAAAAAGTTTGACTCTACCTGTTCAACCAACAAGAAATAATAACTACAGCACAAATGAGATGGTTGTATCAAAGATCAGTGGAGCAGTAGGAACTTTGATTAGTACCTATCAAGGAGGAGATCCTTGGTGGTCTGTTGCGATATCTCAATCACTCATAGCAGGGGTCCCTGTTGTTACTGAATGGCGTCATACCGCCGAGCTAGGAGCAGAATGGGCGTATTTACCGTCAACAATAGAGGAAATGAGCCCAGTCGAAAGAACAATGGTGGCTCAGAGTCAAAAAGATTTTTACAGAGAGGCAGTGCCGTCATACGCAGACTCTCTGGAAAAAACAGCGAGAGCTCTGGACAACCAGAGCCAGTTGTCGTTAGTCTAGGCAAAACTGTACGAAAGGACAGCAAAATGGCCAAAGTAGATATGCCGTGGGTCAAAGAACAATTGACCAACAATCGCACAAAGCGAGTTGTTGGAGATCATGTTCTTGCCCTACTAGAAAAGTGGGAGGGTTTGAAAAACACAGATCCAGATCCACAAAAGAACGAAGCAAACCTAAGTCAGATTGTTGAGCTATTCAGCAAGCTAGCTTTGGGCCATGCAATCATTGTAGAAAATAAAAATGAGCATTGGGTTCCAGCGCAAGCGGGTCAAATTGTTATTGCCGATGAAGTTCGAGTCAAGTGGAACGCATTTGATGGAGAAAT